CAGTAGATAAGTAATAAACTTTTTTACTGGAGATAATTATGAAAGAACTAATACATGTGTTCTTAAAATATGATGATGTAAGAGAGACCCTAGGTATGGTATTGATAAGCGTGACAACATTAGCATTGGCACCACTTACAGTATATCTCTCCTGGATCTCCTTCTAAGTTGATCACTCATGCGGGGGGAGGAAACTTCCCCCAACCTTTTTTTCAAAAGGGGGGTTTACAAAGGCCCCAACCTATGGTATAATATACATCTAAATTGGGAATTATTACTTTATTATGGTTAGCTTTTATACAAACGTTTCACGCTTCAAAAGCTTTATCCTATACCGTGGTTTAGAAAACGGTAAAAGGGTCCAAAAGAAATTCAAATACGGTCCGACCTTATTTGTTTCTACACCAAAGCCAACTAAATGGAAATCCATTGATGGCAAACCAGTAGCTCCTGTGAAATTCGAATCTATGTGGGATGCTAAGGAATGGATAGAAAAGAACAAAGGTATAGCTGGTCGTCACATTTACGGTAACACAAAACATGTAGCTGGATTCATTAACGATGCATTTCCAGGTGATATCAAATTCGACCGTAATCAAATCAACGTTACAAGTTTGGATATCGAGGTGGCTTCAGATGACGGATTCCCTGAACCAGAATCTGCACTGAAAGAGGTAATTGCCATCACTATCAAAAACAATATCGACAACACCTATTATGTCTGGGGTCTGCAGGATTACAACATAGGCTCTTCCATTATGAAAACCAATCGTGTGGTTTACTACAAATGCGAAACCGAAAAAGATCTCCTTATATCTTTTCTAAAGCATTGGTCTACCCCCTCGCAGACACCAGACGTCATCACTGGCTGGAACGTAGAGTTCTTTGACATGCCATATCTAATCAATCGGATTTACAGAATCTTTGGTCCAGATCTTGGAAAAGAAAATGCTTCTAAGCTTTCTCCATGGGGTATAGAACCCATAGAAAGAAAGATCAATCGTATGATTGGTAGGGAATCTACTTACGAAATTCAAGGTATATCTGTTATGGACTATCTTGAACTATTCAAAAAGTTTGGGTATTCATATGGAACACAAGAATCATACAAGCTGGATCACATTGCCCACGTGGTACTTGGTGAAAACAAACTATCCTATGAAGAGTATGGATCGCTTCATACCCTTTACAAAAGTGATCATCAAAAGTTTATAGACTATAACATCAAAGACGTAGAACTTGTGGATCGATTAGAAGATAAGCTTGGACTCATTACTTTGGCAATCACAATTGCTTATCGTGGTGGTGTAAACTACAAAGAAACATTTGGTACTACTTCAATATGGGACTCAATTATCTTTAGGGATCTTTGGTCACAAAACGTTGTGGTTCCATTTGCAGAAGAAAAGAAGAGAACCCCATATCCTGGTGGTTATGTAAAAGAACCCCAAGTTGGTATGCATGATTGGGTGGTTTCTTTCGACCTTAACTCTCTTTATCCTTCAATCATTATGCAGTACAATATGTCACCCGAAACAATTGCAGATGGTGAAATGATTACCACCGACGTGGATAAACTCTTAGAGAATCCAAAGGTGGAACTTAACGGAAAGGCATTAGGTGCAAATGGTCAATTCTTTAATGTAGATCAAAAAGGTGTTCTTCCAAAGATCATCGATGAGATGTACAGTGAAAGGGTAACCATTAAAAAGGCCATGCTTAAATCACAGAAAGAACTACAAAAGGTAGACAAAAATGATAAACAAAAACTTTACCAGATTGAAAGGGATATTGCTATCAATGAAAACAGACAAATGGCAATTAAAATCCTTCTTAATTCTCTTTATGGTGCTTTGGGCAACCAGTACTTCAGATTCTTCGATCAACGAATCGCAGAAGCTATTACATTATCCGGACAACTTATTATTCGATGGGCCGAACGGGCTATTAACACCTACCTCAATAAGGTGCTCAAAACTGAATCAGATTACGTATTGGCCATTGACACAGACTCCTTGTATGTTAACCTAGGACCACTAGTCAAAGCGGTCAATCCTGAAAGTCCAGTTGACTTTTTAGATAAGGTTGCACAAGAAAAACTAGAACCAGTTCTTGCAGAATCATATGATGAACTTTTCACCTTACTTGGTGGGATAGAAAATCGTATGGGAATGAAACGGGAAGCTATTGCAGATCGTGGGATTTGGACAGCTAAAAAGCGATACATCCTAAACGTGTTGGATAACGAAGGTGTCCGATATGCTAATCCCAAAATTAAAGTAATAGGTATCGAAGCTACCAAATCTTCCACGCCTGCGCCCGTACGTGAAGCACTAAAAGAAATATTTAAAGTTATCGTTTCTGGTAATGAATCAAAAGTTCAAACAGCTATTAGTCAATTCAAAGACTATTTCAACACTTTACCCCCTCATGAAATAGCATTTCCTCGTGGGGTATCAAACTTAACTCAGTATAGGGATTCAGCTACAATCTATTCTAAAGGTACACCAATTCATGTTCGTGGATCTTTGCTATACAATCATGAGATCAAAGACAAAGCTTTAGAAAAGCTTCACAGTTTAATTAACAACGGGGATAAGATTAAATTCATCTATCTTAAAACCCCAAATCCAATCAAAGAAAATGTTATTGCCTTTCCGGACTTCTTACCGAAGGAATTGGGATTGGAAAAATATGTGGACTATGAATTACAATTTAAGAAAACATTCTTGGACGTGATTGATCCTATCCTAAATGCGATAGGTTGGTCATCTGAAAAGATATCTACATTGGAGGACTTTTTTTCATGATTGGAAGATTAAAAACATATGATTTTATTAATGGGGTTTATACTATAAAAGCCGAAGGAGATTTTGCAGATAAATTCCTAGATAGGAGAGACTCGTTTCGAAATGCAATAGTAGATTCTGGTGACACCTATGAGAACGCAACTAGAAGAGCAGATTGTGAATTTCCAGAATACGCGTTAGGGTATCTATTACCACCTGAAGTATGGACAGTATCTGATAGAATAGAGGTAGATGGATCATTTTATAATATTCCAACTGACTTAAAGAATTGGGCAAATACAGGAGTAAAGGTAGGTAAAACCCCGCAAAGATGGGCCAAAAATGGACTTATAAAATTCTTTACAGTTTGGAAATGGGCAAACAATAATCGTCACACCGAAATTATAAGGGGTAATGAGTATTCATTTGAAATAGTTGGTTCTTATATAGCTAAAATCGTAATAGATTCCCTCTATAAAGATGAAAAAGGAAGCGAAAGATTTTTTACGGATTTACATTAATGGATAGAATAGTTTTTGTCGGATCAGCACCAGGTAATCATCCTCCTGAAAAGTCTCCTACGAGACGTCGTATAACTAAATGGATGGATGAGCTTGGTGTTGATAGGTTCAAATGGAAATTGACAAACGTATTCCTTACTAAAACAACTAGGACTAAACTTGAGGGAATAGAAACCCAAGAGTTTATGCAAAGACTAAGGGGATATAAAAAGATCATTGCTCTTGGTAATATACCAAGTGATCAAATGAAAAGATTGGATATTCAACATTTAAAAGTCCCTCATCCGAGTGGATTAAATAGAATGTGGAACGATCCAGAATTGGAACCCAAAGTCATTAATGACATAAAAGGGTATTTACAAACATGAATTTTTATGGTATAATGGAGGCATTATGAAAAACATGAAATTAGTTAGACTAGTATCTGGTGAAGAAATAGTCGCAGAAGTAAAATTGGGGGATCTTTCAGATAACACTTATACTCTGATTGATCCGATTATTCTTATTCCAGCTGGAGAAGGTAAGATTGGATTTATGCCATTTATGCCTTATACAAAAGCTAAGGATGGTATTGAAATTGATGGTAATCACATCATGTTTATGGTGGATCCAGTTGATGACCTGGTTGATAATCATAGACAATTTACTACTGGAATCTCAGTACCTGAAAAGAGGATCGTAACATGAGCAAAGATTGGGTAAAAGATATCCAGGATATGCAGACCAAGTATGGTGTGAATGAATGGGTAGAAAACAATCCAGATAAGCTTAAACAATATCTAGAGTTTCGTATTGATTTTCTAAGAGAAGAACTCGATGAAACTGAAACAGCCCTTATTGGGATGGACGCAGAAGAAATTGTTGATGGACTAATTGATCTATGTGTTGTAGCAATTGGTACACTTGAGGCATTTGGTGTTGATTCCCATAAAGCTTGGGACGAAGTTCTGAAAGCAAATATGTCAAAGATGGTTGGCGTAAAAAAAGAAAGACCTAATCCATTAGGATTACCTGACCTAATTAAACCAGAAGGTTGGAAAAACCCATCACATGAAGGAAATCATGGTAAGCTTAACGATATTCGATAACATATACGATAATAAAACAGACAAACGAATGGACTATAATTCATTCGATGAGTTTGAACAAATATTGTATAGGTTATCAGAATCAGATAAGTATAAAACCAAAAAGCAAGCACCGCTCATTTCCCCGGCGGTTTACATCCCAGGTTCTACACGGTCCAATGATAATGTGACCGCCTGGGGTGGTTTTGGTATAGTCGATGTAGATGACTATGAAGGAGACATTAATATGATCAAGGAAAAATATGATCAATATCGATATGTCTGCTATTCTACAGCAAGTTCAACAAAAGACTTTCCAAAGTTTAGGTTAGTCTTCCCACTTACAGATCATATACCAAAAGAAAAGATTAAACACTTTTGGTATGCCTTAAACAAAGAAATTGGAGAAATCGCAGATGTCCAAACAAAAGACCTCTCAAGAATGTTTTACGTACCAAGTAAATACAAAAATGCCTACAACTTCATCTTTTCCCAAAATGGGGAAATCATGGACCCCGATGAACTCATGGCAAAACATAAATACATCGTACAAGATGGATCGTTTTTCGATAAGCTTCCAGATGCAATCAAGCGAGGAATTATCGAACACAGAAAAGGACAGCTCAATAACACTAACTTTACATGGACAGGATATCGAGACTGCCCTTTTGTAAATCAAAAACAAGTTGACGAATATAAGTCAATCACCGGTACCGGTTGGTATCACAAAATGTATCAGATTATGGTTTCAATTGCTGGAAATGCTATGTCCAGAGGATATCCTATTACCTCGAAGGAAGTAGAATATATCTGTAGGGACTTAGATAATGACACAGGGAATTGGTATGTCAAAAGAGATCTAGGAAAAGAAGCAGAACGGGCAATTGAATTTATTTTTAGAAATAACCTTTAGGAGGAATACATGGACGATAAACCACTATTAGCAATAGGATACATTTTATTAGGAATTATATTATTACTATCAGCTACACAATCAGAAGCTTCTGATTATGATGGGGAAAGATTTTGTCTTGCACAGAACATTTACTTTGAATCTGGAAATCAATCCTTTGCAGGTAAGCTCGCAGTAGGAGATGTAGTTATGAATAGAGTTGAAGACGAACAATTTCCTAACTCTGTTTGCGATGTGATATATCAAGCAAAGACATTTATAAATTGGAAAGGTAAAGAAATGCCGATCAGAAATCAATGCCAATTCTCTTGGTATTGTGATGGGAAATCAGATCAACCAACTGACTCAGTGACATGGCTGGAATCAATTAGAGTTGCTGATCTAATACTAAGAGGAGACTTCGAAGATATCACAGAAGGATCTTTGTGGTATCATGCAGATTACGTAAAACCAAATTGGTCCAACTATTTGGAAGAGGTCGTAATAATAGACAACCATATATTTTATAAGTGAGAATAAAATGAGAAATATAAAGCAAGTGGAATCATATGAAAAAGAAACCCATGTACATTGTACTGATAATGGGAAAAATCTCATATGTGATGTTGTTCAGTTTAACCCTAAAAAGTTTCTAACAGTTTCTGTAGAAGGAAAAGTAAATATCGACTTACGATATGTTGAGAAGTTTGATCACTACGTTGGTAGTATGGCCAAACTAGAATTTACATCTAACGGTCCAAAAAGGATCTGGTAGGAGGAATATATAGATGTACGAATATAAAGCAAAAATAGTAAAGGTGGTGGATGGTGACACAGTGGATATCGATGTTGATCTCGGTTTCGGAATATGGTATCGTAACCAAAGAGTGCGATTATATGGAATTGACACTCCTGAAAGCCGGACAAGAGACCAAGTTGAAAAGCAATACGGAATTATGGCGAAGGAGTTTCTTAAAGCCGCATTGGGGGAAGAGTCAACTCTACGCACCCACAAAGACGCCACAGGGAAATTCGGTCGTATCCTTGGAGAATTTATCGTCTACGATGATAAGGAAGATCGATACCAAAGTGTGAAAGATATTATGATCAGAGATCATCTTGGTGTAGCTTATTTTGGTCAATCCAAAGAAGATATCCAAGAGGCTCATTTGAAGAACAGAGAGGCATTAGGTGACATTAGTTGAAGAAAGATTTGGGATTAGCCCAGAATTAACATTTACCTCTGATGATCTAGACAAAGATGTCTATGATAATTTAGTAAAGGAGGTAGAAGAAAAATCAAGACAGTTTTTTAATAACGAAGCAAGTCGTAGAGGAAGAAGTCTAGAGCATATCAGAAGAAATACCTGGGACGGTATGGTCGCAGAAAAATTTCTAATACAAAAACTAGATCTCATAGATGATAAGGGTAAGTGGAGAGATTTGAAAAATAGTAAATACCGATTAGAGGTAAAAACATTTGCCACACCAGAAATGAAATATGACATAATCCTGAAGTTAGAAAAAAGAAAAACAAAATATGATCATGTTGTAATGTTCTATAGACAGGGAAATTCTTATAAAACTGACTCATATTATACCTACAACTGGGAAACTGAAAAATATGAAGTTCAGGAAAATTTTGGACCATTTTAATTATGAAGAAAAAAGAATTTGAGACCATAGTAGAGGTCGGACATAATGATACAATCTATGATAGATCAAATATTCCAGAAGACTACCATTGTACCTGTAATTATTGCAGGGATAATTTTGTAGGGGAGATCTATCATACACCTGAAGATAAGTACTACACCCAAGCAACAAGGAATCGATATTA